AGATCACAAATATGTTTAAATTCTTTTCTAACCTTATCTTTAATACCATCACTAGCATTTAAATTATCAAGATTAATTTCTATTGGAGAATCATTTGTATCAGATACAATCGCTTCATTAACAATATCTTCAATTGCTTGATCAGCCTCTGGTTGAATTGATAATTCACGATATCTTTTTATCAAGTCGTATTCGGTTTTGTAGATACCTTCGATATCAACATAAGAACCAAAAAAACCACTACTCATATAGTGATCAGACCCATCCTCGTTATTAGGAGGTACAGGTGAGACCGCAGTAGGAGATAGTGGTTCGGAATCCTCTATTGAGAATCCAAATAATTTAGCCATAATTATGGTTTACTTGAATTATAGTTTATATCTACTATTTAGTCAACCTATTTTAACCTGCTACTCCAGCACCCTTAACATTGTAAGACTGAACTGCAAATTCAACAGTATATTCTTCTATAGTATCAGTATTTTCATATGATACATCAATCTGCCCAACATTAATTGGGAATATATCGATGAACTCATATTCTTTAAGAACTACATTTGAATCACCAGCGTTTGTTGTGCTGTTTAATTCAGATCCTCTACCCAATTGATAGACTTTAGCATTAACCATATATGATGATGGATTTGTAGAACCCATGTTATCATCTAATGCTGCAATCTGCTGTGTCCATTCTTCAAATGCGTTTCTGTATAAGAAGTCCTCATCATTAATTACTGTGATAGTCCAGTTATCAATTGTTCTGTCACCAGCAACTTTGAAAATACGACCTCTAAATGGAACGTCTATGTTAGCGATGTTCATACCAGGTAACTGTGCTGCTTTGCACAGAAATCCAAATCTGTCTGCTTGCCATGGAAGTGTTACACTTGCTGGCATTGCGGTGAGTTCAACTTCAAATAAATTCGGTCTTGCACCGCCACCCAGTAATCTGGATTTAAACTCTGAGATTGTTCTGTTCTCTCTTGATGTGGCCATTTGTTAATATCCTCCGATAGTTATATTTAGTAAGTTAAACGCGGCCAGCGACTTCTTCAAAACTGATTCCTGTTCTGGTTGCAACAAACGTTAGAGTAACGTAGTTGATTGATTTCGCAGGTTTCAAGAATATATCAGCTCTGAACTCATTATTATCTATAACATCAGGGGTGTTATTAGTGCTGTCGCAAACAACTAGGAATCCAAAAAGACCTCGTTTTGCTTCAACATCTCTCAAGAATGGTTCAACGATGTTTCTAAAGTTTGCTCTTGTCAACTCATCGTTTAACTCAAAGAGTTGTGCTTCAGCAGCACTCTCAAGAGCTTGTTCAATTGTTAAGAACAAACGACGGACGTTGATCCTATCAAATGCTGATGCAAATGATAGTGCTGTTTTATCACCAAAGAGTAATGTTCCTACACCAGGTTTGGTGATGATAGAGTTAATTCTCTGAGGATACAGTTGATCTCTTTGATCTTTAGTTGGGTTGTATGCTAATTTAATAGCATTGTTGATCAAACCTCTTTGTTGACCTGCAGGTGAGAACCAAGGGAAAGAAACAAGACTTGTTCTTGCCATCAATCCAGCGACATCACCGTTTGTTGGAACAAACCTAAATTCGTTATTAAATCGATCATATGTATACTTGTAACCACTATCAAATACTGCATAAGATGAACTTGTCAGAGGACTAAAGAACTCAATTAAGTTATTTGTTTGAGTTGTTGTATTTGTAATGTTTACTAGGTCTGCTCTGTGTGGCCCAATAGTAGCAATACAATCTTTCCTTGCAGTAGCAATAGAAATTAGTTTATTTGCTTTTGTTTGAGACTGATCTTTAGAACTACAACCAGGCCCCATGATGAGGAAATCAACTTCGATCTCATCTTTATTAGAGAATAGATCGTATGATGTCATGAGATCACCTAATTCAGCTCTCATACCACCATTGCTTCCTGGTTGTGGAACTCCTGCTTGATAATCTTCACCACCACCAAGTGTGTAAGATACATTACCGATAGCAGCAAATGTATTTCCTTGTGCAGGTTGACTCCATAATCCTTGTGCAGTTGTAAATGGTGTAAACGCTGTTGAGAATCCAGTCGCTACTGGAACTGTATTGTGGAAGGCATCCTCTGCTCCTGATGGATTAAATCCAGCATATACATTGTCAGAGAAGTCTGCAACATAATTCTTGTAGTATATCTTCTGAGGTGAATTTACGGATGAAACAGCATCGTGTGCTTTAGAAAGGCTTAAATGTTTTTCAATAACATTACCTTTTATTCCAGTAACAACCCCAAGATCGTCTACAACTGCAACGTGAATTCCATCACCTTCACCAGATCTATCTGTTGCATAAACACTAGAGGTTGGTTTTGGTGCTAATGACTTCCAAAATATTGAAGCATTATCTAATTCTAGAGTCTGTGAATTATACCAATCAACTGCTGTTTGAACGGTTGCACTAACTGCAGTATTAGGGGCATTTGGTTCACCAGTATTGATACCAGAATTATTAACAAAGAACATTGTATCTGCTGCTTTGATTGATCCGAATCTTGTTCCTTCTGAGTAATCAATCTTAGTTTCGGCATAATTTCCAGATGTTCCAGCAGCACCTGTTACACGAGAAACAATTTTAACATCAAAGGTTGATGCACTATTAATCGTGTCAGTTGATACTCCAGTAATTATTCCTTTTAAATATCCGTTGAACGTCGAAGTTGTTCCAGCACCAGGTATGACTACATCATTTAATGCGACTGTAACACCATGACCAACCTTTACACCAAAATCCAAAAGACTGGTGGTTGTAATACCGATTATCTGGTCTGCCTGATCATCAATGACGCAAACTTTTAATCCGTTACCCCATGAGCCAGGAGTCTTTGCTGCCCAAGAAAAATTAGTTGCTGATGTATATTGTGCTTGATAATCATCATAGTTCTTTATTTTTAAAGCATTAGTAGAGGCAATACCAACACCAGCATTTGCCGTGTTCAAATGTGTGCTATCTGTTCTACATACCTTTAAAACACCACCATATGACAGATATGATGATGCACTTTGCCAATATTCATACTGTGCGTCAGTTGAAAGTGGTTTACCAAAGACGTTTATTAAGTCTTCTTCTGTTGATACCTGTATTGGATCATCAATGGGGCCTAGCCTAAATGGGCCTGCTATCGCACCAATGTTGTCTAATACATTATCTGCTCTTCCTACTGTAAGATCAACCTCCCTGACTAATACACCAGGAGATAATTGAGGAGTCGCCATGCTTTTGTC